TTACACCGAACAGGATTGATTATGTTGGCGGCGATGTGCCTGTCGTGGAACATGAAGTGCCGTATCCGTTACTGGTTCCGATCATCCATCGACCTGACGCAATTCGTCCGTTTGGTCGGTCGAGAATAACCAGAGCGGTTACTTATTGGCAGAAATACGCAAAACGCACGTTAGAGAGGGCGGATATAACTGCCGAGTTTTATTCGTTCCCTCAAAAATGGGTGGTAGGTCTTTCACAGGACGCTGAACCGATGGAGACGTGGAAAGCAACAATTTCATCAATGCTCCAGTTTTCAAAAGACTCTGATGGCGACGCTCCAAAGCTAGGGCAGTTCACAACGCCGTCCATGAGTCCGTTCACCGAACAGCTGCGGACAGCCGCAGCAGGGTTTGCTGGCGAAACTGGTTTGACACTGGATGATCTTGGTTTCGTGTCCGACAATCCTTCATCCGCCGAAGCGATCAAGGCCAGCCATGAAACGTTGAGAGTTGCCGCGAAAAAGGCACAGCGGACTTTTGGGTCTGGTTTTCTGAACGTCGGCTATCTGGCTGCCTGTCTCCGAGACGATTTTCCGTATAAACGCAGTCAGTTATATCTAACCACACCAAAGTGGGAAAACGTGTTTGAGCCTGACGCGTCTACAATGTCGCTGATTGGCGATGGCGTTCTAAAAATACAGCAAGGATTGCCGGGTTACTTCACTAAAGAGACAATTCGAGATTTAACAGGGATTAAAGGAGGCGAATAATGGCTGCTGATATTGTTCCCGAACTGCTGGAAAAAATCAAAAGAACATTCAGCGATGGCGTTAGTGACAGCAAGGTGCTTAGAGATGTGCTGGGCGCGATTAAAACCGGAACCGCAACTTATAAAGACGCGCTTATCTACGCCCAAGAGGTCGGGAGGATATTGGAAGAAGCATACGGTCTGCACGTCACAGCCTCCGCTTTGCCTGACGGGAAAATGTACTACAACATCGCCAAGCGCATTATTGACCCGACACTGAGAACCGATCACGCCATGGTTGCAGATGTGGCCGTGCAAGTTCAAGAGTTGCTCAACAAACAGGCTGGAATCGGAATCAAGGGCGTCCGACCAATGGCCAATAGCGACCGCATAAAGGGATTTATCGAACGCCTGTCAACAACCGAACAGTTTGAAGACGTTTCGTGGCTCTTGGAAAAACCAGTCGAGAATTTCAGCATGGCGGTTGTGGACGACGCCGTAAAAGCCAATGCTGATTTCCATTACCAGGCAGGGCTGAAACCCACCGTCACGCGGCGGGTTATAAGCGAAACGTGTGACTGGTGTGCAAATCTGGCCGGAACATATGACTACGCGGAAGTAAAGGCGACCGGGCATCCTGTTTTTATGCGCCATCGGAACTGTGACTGTCTGGTTGAATACGATCCTGGCGACGGACGGGCGCAAAACGTACACACGAAGAAATGGAGATAACACAATGAGGTGACGGCATGCAAATAGGCAACCAGACTCCTACACAATCGGTCTTTTTGCCATATGCGACAAGCGATTATCAGCAAGCGGTCGAACTGTACCAGAAAACAGGCCGAATCATCCAGGAATGGCAAGAGTCGCTTCTCGAGCAAATCATGGCGAGAAACAAAGACGGGTTGTGGGTGCATACCAAGTTTGGCTATTCGCTGCCTCGCAGAAACGGTAAGAACGAAGTCGTTGCCATTGTGGAGATGTCGGCGCTTAACAACGGCCTGAGGGTGCTTCATACCGCGCACAGAACCACCACAAGCCACACGGCATGGGAAAGATTGTGCAAGCTATTTGACCAGGCCAAGATTGACTACAAGTCATTGCGGGCATCCGGCCGAGAGCAAATCGAACTAGAAAACGGCGGCAGGGTTGAGTTTAGGACAAGAACATCGACAAGCGGTCTTGGCGAGGGCTTTGACCTGCTGGTCATTGATGAGGCGCAAGAGTACACATCGGATCAGGAGTCTGCGCTCAAGTACGTTGTCACTGACAGCCGAAACCCGCAGACGATATTCTGCGGTACGCCGCCGACGCCCATCTCGAGCGGAACGGTGTTCCAGGCGTTGCGCAAGGCCGTACTTTTTGGTGAAACGGAAAACAGCGGCTGGGCAGAATGGTCTGTTGAGGATGAGTCAGATCCGAACGACCGGGAATTGTGGTATCAATGCAACCCATCATTGGGCACAATCTTCACCGAACGCTCGATCATGGACGAGATCGGTTCGGACAAGATTGATTTTAACATTCAGAGATTAGGACTTTGGCTGAAATACAATCAGAAATCAGCAGTCAGCGCGACCGAGTGGGGGGTGCTGAAATCTAAACCGGACGTGACCGGAAAACTGTTTGTCGGTGTCAAGTACGGCAACGACGGCACCAATGTGGCTATGAGTATAGCGGTCAAGACGAAAGACGGAAAAGTGTTTGTAGAAGCGATTGACTGCCAATCGGTCAGGAACGGAAACGCATGGATTGTTGGATTCTTGAGTAAAGCTGATATTCAAGCGGTAGCGATTGACGGTGCAAGCGGTCAAAACATATTAGCTGCTGAGATGAAAGACGCACGATTAAAGCCGCCGATCCTGCCGACCGTCAAGGAGGTGATTGTTGCCAATTCGCTATTTGAGCAAGCGGTTTTCAAAGAGTCGTTGTGTCATTCCGGACAACCGTCACTTGAGCAAGTGGTCACGAACTGCGACAAGCGGCCTATCGGGTCGAACGGCGGTTTTGGTTATCGTTCACAACTTGAGGATTACGACATTTCGCTGATGGATAGCATCATATTGGCACATTGGGTTTGTAACGAGGCAAAGCCGGTAGTTAAGCAAAAGATCAGGTATTGAGGGGGTAACAATGATTGATATGCGGTTAATGCACGGCGATTGTCTTGAATTGATGAAACAGATTCCGGACAAGTCGATTGATTTGGTGCTGACCGACCCGCCTTATAACATCGGAAAAGCCAAATGGGATAAGATACCGAACTACATCGAATGGTGCGGCAAATGGTTCATTGAGTGCCAGAGAGTGCTGAAGGATAACGGGTCATTTTATTGGTGGCACAATGACATGGTTCAGATTGCTCAACTGATGGAGTGGCTAAGAGCAAATAGTAATTTTGTATTTAATTCGTTTATTATTTGGGATAAGGGCGACTTTATGGCGTTGAGTTGGAAAAATCCGAGCGATGTTAGCAATCTGCGGTCATGGTTCAACACATGCGAATATTGCTTGTTTTACACGTTCCAGGATGAAACTGGGCTTTCGACGGTTATGCTTGATACTAATAACTTCCCGACCATGCGCCGTTATTTTAAGGACTTGCAGGAGTTCATAGGATTAGGGTTAAAGACTATAAATACAAGGCTGGGACACAGAAGGGCAGAACATTGTTTTTACTGGAAAACAACGCAGTGGGATATGCCAACTCCCGAAACATATCGGCAACTTATAGAAGCGTTCAACATTGACAAGTGGGAAGGGTATAAAGAATACGAAAGCCTAAGACAGGAATATGAAAGCCTGAGATATACGCACAACCTCGACACAAATCACAACAACGTCTGGCGTTCACAGGAACGCAACAACGGCAAACAGCACCCAACGCAAAAGCCGAACGACCTAATGGAACGAATAATCAAAACGTCCAGCAACCAAGGCGACACGGTGCTGGATTTATTTATGGGTTCAGGAAGTACAGGAGTAGCATGTGTCAACAATAATCGAAACTTCATCGGCATAGAAAAAGATGGCAAGTATTTCGAGATAGCAAAGCAACGATTAGATGATTTCATGGCACAACCGAGGTTAGAAGAAGCACTCTTTGAACCACCAGAACAAGTAGCAATTATGTAAAGGTATTGAAGCGGCTCAGGTCGCTTTTTTAATACACACATTACGCATACCGAGCGGATAATCGGGGAGGAGCAAAATGGCAGATTTTACACCAATCACGACACAAGAAGAATTTGATCGGGCGATAAGTGACCGGATCAAACGAGAGAGAGAGACTCTTGAGAAGAAGTATTCGGACTATGCCGACATCAAAACAAAAGCGGCTGACTATGAAAAGCAGCTTGGCGAACTGA